CCCCAGAAGCGGTAGCCGTTCTGGTTCACTAGCGTGGTGACATCGGCGGCGTTGAGCAGCCCGGCATCGGTGTTGGGGCTTTGCAGATCCCAGAACACGTCTTTGCTGATGCCGGTGACGCCGTTCACCGCCACGTTACTCAGGGTTTTGTGCCAGCCCACGGTTTGGTCCAGCTTGGCGCGCAGGCCGAGAGCGATGGCCACGGGGCTGATATCCACCGTGTTAGCGTCGTCGGTATCAAACGCCTGCCACTGGGGCCAGATCACCATCAGCTCACGAGCGCCGAACTGGTCGCGGTAGGCGGTGACCTCGGAAATGGTTTCGCAGCCGTGGGCGTACACGTAACCGAAGGCGCGCAACTGCTGCAGCACCGAGACCATGGCGGTGGCCACCGGCTGGGTATCCAGGTAGGGAACGCCAATAATGCGCGGCGTCACGCCCAGCTTCTGCTTGGCGGTCAGTAGCGCCTGCAGCCCGGTGCGCTGGCCCAGCTCGGTGGTGGTGCCAATCACATTGGCAGTGGTTTCATCGGCGTCTAAGCCTTCTTCTACCCGTACCACCACGATGATCGGCTTGGCCTGCTGGCTGATCGCGGTGAGGGTGTCTTTCAGCGTGCCTTGGGTGCCCGCTTTGCCAATGGCGGTATCCACATTGGTGACCAGCGCGGGCTGGTTGAGGGGAAAGGTGGTGGCGTCTGCATCCGGCGCGGTGCAAACCACGCCAATAACGGCGGTGGAGACGGTGCGGATAGTACGCGTGCCGTCGTTGACTTCCGCAACGCGCACGCCGTGGTGGTATTGATCGAGTGCCATGATGGCTCCTGCGCAGGTTAACTGTTCGAGTAACGAAAAGGGTGAATTCACGCAGGTATCGTGCGGGGGCTGGGGGGAGGGTGGTAGCGGTGGTGGGTGTAAGTGGGGTGGTTTACATGGTGGGGCAGGAGCGGGCACAAAAAAGCCCGCCGAGGCGGGCTTGTGGTGTTACATGATCAAAGGCCAGTTCAGCCATATGGCATAGGCTAGTTCTAAAAACCTGATCGATATTTCTATGAAGTCAAAGATGAGGGTGATCGTTTTCATAGGCATTTGTCCCTCACACACATAGGTGTTTTGGATAAATGCCATCTGATAGAGCACGATAACTCCATCGATAAAAAACGATTGAACGTCGCCATTATGGCGTGTAGAATGCGCATACTTTACTCCTTTGGAGTTCATGGGCATGCTAGGCCCGTGATTTAAAAGTAACGTATTTATGCCCTGGTCTTTGCCAGGGCTTTTTCTTGCCTGTAGAAAAGTTGGTGGCAGATTTTTAGCTCATCCAAAATTTCATCACGCATACTATATATAGACCAAGAGAAAATCAATTTAGGCATATATGGTATTTTTTCATCCACAGGTTATGTACAGCACATGCCCAGCGCTGTACGAAGACACAAAAAATCCGCCCCCCTGATCAAAAAGCGTTTTTAGGCGATGTAGAGGGCTTAATCCGTCCTCACCGAGAGTAAAAATCAAGCAGTTGCGGCTTGTTAGCGACTCTAGACGTTTTCCATTATCACTACGCTAAAGAAGAAACAGATGCAGTTGGGGCGCTATTCTGGAGCTTTAGATAGTAAGCGTGCTGCCAAACGTCAAAACCAAGCACGGGCGTTTTGCTATGCATCTGAGGCTGTTTGGTTGAGGATATTTTCAACGGCCATCTTTTTCTCAGGCATCAGTAAAGCGATATGTCGATGTTACTCTTCGTGGCTTCAATGAAGGCCTCCATGTCCTTCACCTTGGCGTAGATGTTGAGTCTTCGGGGCTTACAAGCATTTTGGGGGACAGCATTTTGCAGAGCATAGAGTGGTTAGCGTGACCGCCAACGCTACTGATAACCGCTTGGCGTTTTTCTTCGGTAAACAATCCAGAGGATTGGTCGGCGTATCAATGGTCTTACTCCACTCTTTTCAACCACCACCACGGCAATTTTTTACTTTTGAGACTGCGTTCGTGAAGTTAGAAATACAGAATGAAGCCCGCCTATCGGCGGGCTTCTTCGTTTAGGTGGGATTGGTCAGCCCTCCGTCGGCCGATACCGATTCAACTGCTCAATCGCTTCCTTGGCCGCTGCCTCCGCCGCCTCGATGGTGTCCGCTCGCTGCACCGCCGCTTTGCCCCCCAGCCGTAGCTGTCGAATTTCGCGCAGTGCGGTTTCCCACGCCTCGGCGGTGGCGACGATCTCTTGTGCGGCCGCTTCGGCATCTACCTCAAACATGGCCATGTGGTCTTCCACGCTGGAGGGGATGGCGTTCGTATCCTTCCCACCATCCAGCCAGGTCTGCGCCTCTTGCTTGGCAAGCAGATACTCCTGATCGATATAGCTGCCTGGGGAGACGAAAGAGGCGCGGGCGTTACCGGCGGCGGTGTCGATGAGGTTATAAAGCTGCAATTGCGCAGCGGAGATCAGACGATTCACTGGAATCGACGTGGCGTCGGTATCCACGCCATAAATCGTCTCGTTTTCCAGAACGACTTTATCAATGAGCATGGGTACTCCTTATTGGATAGCAATGTTGGATAAGACGTTGGAACCGTTGTTATAGATAGGGATAAGGTCAGGCCATGTGATCCCTTCCAGCAACGTGACCGAGTTACAGGCCAGCCGGAGTGTCGAGGTAGAGCCGCTTCGATCACGCAGCAGTCGTGCACCGGAGGCTGCTGCACGTTGGATGGTGGTGTTGTTCATGCTCAAGTCTCGCTGGCTGTATCCTGCCCAGTTGGAGGTCAGTGATACGTGATCCAGCCGAATGTCTACGTTATTCATGAATATTTTGATGGAGGCATCACCAAACACCATGGCGGAGTAGAATGTGTTGACCGATTGAGAGCCATTGGGGTTATAACCGGCATCATCACAATGCAGATCGACCCCACTAAACACGATATACGGGCCGACATCGACAAAGCCCTGCAGAATTTTTTGGGTCGTGTCGTTGCTGAAATCGTACCCAGCCGGGTGGAGGCGTGGCTTTCCTCTGGTGTCGTTCTCCCACCCGACGACTCTTACTCCGCACCGCTGTCTGAATCGGACAATATGGTCCTGACCACCTTTAAAATAGAGCTCGACATAAGCGCCTGGTATGGCGCGCTTTGCCGCCTCTTCGGCTGAGCGTAATGGGCGAGCTGCTGAGCCGTCGTTGCTATCGTCACCCACTTCATTGTCGATGTGATAACGCTTACCGGATAAGTCGCGAAGCGTGCCTGGTACGCTGGCGGTTGCCTGATTCACTTTCTGGTCAATTTGAGCCATCTTCCCAGCCACCTGGCTGGTGAGGCTGTTGGCGGCGCTGACGAGCGCGGCGATTTGGCTTTCTAGGCTCATGGTGTCTCCTGGGTGGCGTTTTGGATGGTGGCCGCGCCTTGGGTGAAGGCGTCGGTGAGCGCGGTGAGGGCCTCGCTGAGTTGGGCTTCCAGCGCGGCGTGTTGGGTTTTGGTGGCCTTGGTGCCTAGCTGCTCGGTGATGGTGGCGGCGAAGTTGGGGTTGTTGCCCAGCGCCTCGGCGATCTCGGCCAGGGTGTCGAGGGTTTCTGGCGCGGCTCCGATCAGCGTTTGAATGCGCTGGTCGACCTGTTCCGGCGTCATCACGTCGGTTTTGTTGGCTTTGTTGCGCAGCTTGCCGTCGATCACGCCCAGCGTGTGGGTCACGGCTTGGCGTAGCGCGGCGAGGTTGTTGTCAAAACTCATGGGGTGTCGTCCTCCTGGGCGCTGATGCTGCCGCCGTAGTAGGTAAATTCCTGGGTGAGCGCGGCCATCATGCTGCCGAGCTGTTGGGTGGCGTGGCGGGCCTCGCTGACCTGCTGCAGGATCTCTGCCGAGAGCGTGCCGGGTGGCCCCTGCAGGCCGTGGCTAACTACCTGAAAGCGCGGCGAAGCGGGCAAGCGCACGGTGACGCTGCGGGCGGGCATGGTGATAGTCAGGCGCGTGGCGTTAGCCATGAATCACCCCCGGCTGTAGCTGAAAGCGCCCTTGCAGCAGGCTGAACACATCGCCATTGGGAAAGGTGATGCGCAGCTCGTAACGAGCACCTGCCCAGTGCTGGGCCACGGGGCCAGCGGTTTGCTCAGGGCGTAGGTGCAGGTGGATGCCGCCGTCTTCCGGTGCCAGGTCGATGCCGTTACCCGTCTCGCAGGTGAGCAGTGTCTCACCCTGGTAGCTGACTACCGCGAACACTGCCTCGCAGCCGGTGAGGTCGATTGGCGTGGCGTGGGCGTCGTCGCTGGCCCAGGTCGCGCTAAAGCGATACGTGGTACCGGCCACCAGGCTGATCGTGGGGGCCTGGGTGCTCATGGGCGCTTCTCTAGGGCTTGAACGCGGTAGAGAAGATCCACCTGGCGGGCCATGTTGTCGACGATGGCCGCCGCGTTGGCGGTGTACTGTTCCCCCCAGGCCGCTAGTGACAGGTTGGCCCCGGTGGTGACGATGGTGACGGCATCCGCCGGTAGCGCCTCCAGGCGTAAATCGAACGCCAGCAGCAACGGCACGTTGTTGGAGACGTAGGCCAGCGGCTGGGTGTTGGACCAAATCGCCAGCAGCGTGCCGTCTTCCAGTTCAAAACCCACTTCCCGCACCCAGAACTCCGGGCCGTCGCCATCCACCACGCCGGTGACGTGAAGCTGCCGCTCGGCGGTCTTTTCACCATCGGCAATGGCGATGCGGCGGCGCTGGTTACCGAGTGAGGTGTGCGATGGGCTGGGCGTGCGGCCTTGGTCGCCCAGCACAATATGGGTGATGCGGGCTTGCAGGCCATCGCCTTGGGCATTGAACACGGCGTTTAGCCCGGCGAGGGTGAGCGTGGGAACAAGGGCCGTCATGCGGGGGCCTCCATGGGGTAACGGGCCACCGCCGTAGCGCGGAAAGTGCAGGCCACGGCAAGCGGGGTGGATAATTTGGGGGATTGGGTGGCGGTGGCCACCCAGCGGTCC